ATAAAATGGTCTTTCCGCTCTGACGGTAAAATTCTTATTGAACCGAAAGAAGACATTAAAGACCGCCTCGGGCGAAGCCCTGATAAGTTTGACGCTTTGGCTAACACGTTCTATCCCGTTCGGTATGCGAAACCTATCAACGTGAACAGAATTGCGAAAATGATACGGAGATAACAAACAGAATGTTCAATTCAAAAAATATCAAAAATGACAATCGAAGAAATTTTAAATTCGGACATGACGGCAGAACAGAAGATTGCCGCCCTGAGTGAAAAGACCGTGAACGTCCCTGTTTGGGGCGGTAGAAAAGGGCTTGAAATGGAGTATAACCCGAAGTTTCACCCCGTCATGGATAGACAGAAATACCCGGACATAGTGAATGAAGACGGCATTCAACCCGTGACCCGCATTGCGCTTGGTTTTCAGAAACTCGCATCAAAGAGAATGACAGAACTTGTAACGGCTATACCCATCAAACGTGTATTCAAGCCTGAGAACGACAAGCAAAAAGAAGTGGCGACATTCATAACAAGCGTCCTCGACAAAAACCGAATTGACAGTGTTGACATAGACCGTGTGAACAGGTTCTTTGCAGGTTGCGAGATAATGACCCTATGGTACGCCATTGAACAAGAAAACACGCTTTACGGGAGAAAAAGCCCCTTGAAGATTCGCTGCCGTACGTTCTCCCCTATGCTCGGGGATGACCTTTACCCGTTATTTGATGAATATGGCGACATGATAGCGATGTCGGTAGGCTACCAACGCAAGAAAGGGCGAAAGACCGTGAAGTTCTTTGACGCATACACGGCAAACAAGCATATCAAATGGTCTTCCGAAAGCGGTTCATGGCAGGAAGTTGAGAATGAAGATATAACACTTTTGAAAATCCCTGCCATTTACACTTGTCGCCCTTTCCCGATTTGGGAATTCACGTCAGATACAGTTTACGAAATCGAATGGTCTTTGAGCCGTAACGGTAACTATATTCGTGAGAACTCAAAACCCCTGTTCTGTGTCTTCGCTGATGAAGCTATAAACTACGGCGATGAAAAAAGCCCTGATAAAGAGGCACGTGCCGTTATGCAATTCCCCAAAGGAAGCACGGCGGGGTACGTCACTTGGCAACAAGCAGTTGAAAACCTGAAATTTCATGTTTCAGAGTTGAGAAACCTCTATTTCACAATGCTTCAACTTCCTGATTGGTCTTACGAAAAAATGTCCCAAGTCGCCTTGTCAGGAGAGAGCCGGAAACAACTGTTCATTGACGCACAACTGAAAGTCAACGATGAAAAAGGACCGCTGATTGAGTTCTTCGACCGTGAAGTGAACGTAATCAAGGCTTACGCAAAGATAGTCTTCGGGGACAGCTACGCCGCCGACATTGACGCTCTGAAAGCCGAAATCATCGTTACCCCGTTCACTATCTCAGACGAAAAGGATGACATCAACAACCTGATGACAGCCAACGGTGGCAAGCCTCTTATGTCCCAGCGTGAATCCATTGAACGATACGGGCAATCTGATGACGTTGACAAGACGCTACAAGAAATCAAGGAGGAAGAAGCCCTTGACAGTTTCAATATGACGGAATAACAAGAAAGAGGGAACTATGGCAATATCAAGAAGAAGACAACCGCCAAAGACAAAAGAACCACCGAAGTATCAATGTCGAGATTGCGGAAACAGTTATGACTGGCATGAGATAGGCGCAAACGGGAAACCGTTCATGTGCCGTTGCCCGTTCTACACGGACGGCAAATTCTGTCGCTTTCTCTCAGACCCTCAGTGCGAACATTTCATCAAACGGGAGGTAAACAATGGCAAGGCTGAATAAATGGGAACGTCAACACCTGAAAGACTTGTCAGCCCTTGACAAGCGCATAGAACTGATTTACGAGACTGCTGTCAAGGAAGCTGCACGCATTGGTGCGACCATAGGCGATTTTAACCCCGACAGGCTTTTTTCTTTCAGCGACTATCCAATTACACGCAAAAGAATAGAAAAGCTGTTGTCGGGGCTAAAAAGCGGGTTGTCGGCGGCGATAGTCAACGGCATAAACTCCACTTGGACGCTATCAAACAACAAGAACAACGAACTCGCCCGTCAGGTCTTCGGGGATAACGTGGGGAAACTCTCTCAGGCTCAATACCGCCGTTATTTCTCAACGAACGATGAAGCCCGTGAAGCGTTCATTCAGAGAAAGACAAACGGGCTGAACCTCTCTGATCGTGTATGGAACTATACGAACCAGTTCAAGGAGGAAATAGAACTCGGGCTTGATGTCTGTTTGAGAAACGGCGTATCTGCCGAGGACATGACAAAAGAACTGCGTCAATACCTGAAATTCCCCGACAAACTGTTCAGACGTGTCAGGGATGAACACGGGGTTTTGCAGCTATCCAAGCGTGCGGCGGCTTTTCATCCCGGTCAGGGTGTTTACCGTTCTTCATTCAAGAACGCCCGCCGCCTTGCCGCCACGGAAACAAACATCGCCTATCGCACGGCTGACTATACCCGTTGGCAAGACCTTGATTTCGTTGTCGGGATTGAAATCAAGCTGAGTAACAACCATACTTTGAACGGTATTGAGTTCACGGACATTTGCGATAAACTGAAAGGGCTTTACCCGAAAGCGTTCAAGTTCACGGGGTGGCATCCACACTGCAAATGTTATGCCGTGACTATATTGAAGACCGAAGAAGAAATGGCAAAAGACAACCGCCGCATCATGGCTGGGGAAGAACCTGTTCAGGGAAGCATGAATGAAGTCAAAGACGTTCCCGCCAGCTTCAAACAATGGCTTGAAGACAATGAAGAACGGGCGAAACGTCTGTCTTCTGTTCCGTACTTCATCCGTGATAACGTGAAGTTCATCCCTGAAAGGTTCATTCAGAATATGGGAACACTGAAAGGCGGTCAGGATGCGGGGCTTATTGAAAACCTGAAAGAAGCCTTTCTGAAACTCAAAGACCCGAACTATATCACGGGCAAAGAAGTTCAGAATACGATTAAAACCTTTGCACAGAACAACCCCGATTTATTCCTCGGTGGGCTGACAGATGTCGTGATAACACGGGCGAAAGGTGTAAGTTTCTTCATGGCGAACTCCCGGTCTTACCTGACCTCCACGGGGGCTTATGATATGGCGGGAAACACAATCAAGATTGCTAACCGGGAATTCCGGCTTGTCAGTGGCGAAACATTCAACCCGCTTGAAGAAGTCAAGGGAGCTTTAAAAGCCATATCCACGGGTGTTGATATGACATTCAAACAAGAATACGCCCTTGAAAGCCTATGGCATGAAATACGCCACGCACAAGCTGTCGGCTGGAAAGATTTGAAAAAGAAAACAAAACTGAAAAGCGATACAATGGAAACCATCAATCAGTTCTGCGCCCGTCATTCATATAGCGGCTTCGTGAAAAGTCTCGGAGGAAAAACGGTTCATGTTAAAGAAATCATTGAACAGGGTTATGGCTATGGAAATTATGTTTCTAACTTCCATAGTCTGTTGAAGCATATAAACGTCACACAGGCAGAAGCGCACGCCCATTTCAAAGACATCATTCTGAAAACCCCGTATGAAGAGATTCAAATGGAAATCGTGAAGTTTGTTCAGGCGAAAGGGAAATACGACATCATACAAGCGTACAACATCGTAGAATACATGATTAACAAAAAAACTAATGTATTTGTTAAATATTTGCAACAAATGAAATGATTTTACGGGTGTGTTATCAAGCGATAAAAATCCCATTTCAAATCGGGCGGCAATTTATTAGCGTACATTGTCGCCCGTTTCATGTCACCCCGTTCATGCATCAACTTGGCTAACCCCAAATTTGCGCTATCTTCGTCATTGAAAAGCAAATAATGCTCCTTGTCGGGTATTCCGATATTCTCCCGTTCTTTGTCTGTTATGTTATAATCAAAAACTGTTTCCATACTCTGAGTTGTTAAGTTATTTTCTCCGAATTTGACGTACAAACGCTTTACTTTCCAAATTGGTGTAAGTCTTCACGTTCTGAATTATCGCCCGGCATTCGGGCGCATTTAAAGCCGTTCAAGAATATCTAAGAACTCCTGCTTTGAAATACCGATGTTTCTCAGATTGTTACGGATGATAAACTCAGGAATAGGATTTACATGGGTCTGAATGATAACGGGGCGTGTCATCCCCTCTTTTATCCATGCCTCGTGCCCACCTTTTGTCCGGGTCTTTGACAATCCAAGCCGTTCAAGAACAGTACGAAACTCGGCTATTGTGATATTTGCCAACGTTCTCATGCCAAAGCGGGGATTCTTGCGGGTGCAACAACACGTTCAAAACTCAAATTACTTCCCAATAGTTTTTTCATCTCGGGTTTCTTCATAAGAACCGTAAATGCGGGCGGTAAAATGCTCTTTTTGCGGAATTTCCAACCATGCGCCAACAAGTCATCATGGAGCGTTCCTGTTTCAACACAACATTCAACATGAAGTTGAAACATTTCATAAAAAGAACTTATCGCATCATTGTAAGTTTCGGCACAAGTCGATAAGTCGAGAGCCGGACAATAGGCGATATAATTCCCATCTTCCCTAAAGATGTAAAATTCCAAAGAAAAGCGGTATTCAGTAGCCGCATTATCTTTCGCTTCTGCTTTT